AAGATGATTCCAAGAATGATTACCCCGATCCATTCAAAAATTGCTTTTTTCATCACTTTCTCCTTCATCACTTGTTTAAAAAATTTACTGCATGGGTGTTACTATACACCAATAAAACCACTTAGCAACACTTTTATGTAATTATTTTATAGGTGCTTTCCCTAGTTTATATTCTTAAAATATCATTTTATTGTGGTATAGTTTTGAAAAAGGAGGATTTATGCATCAACTTGAGCTTTTAAAAGCCGAATTCGGCACATTAACGCGACTTGCCAAAATTTTAGGCATTCGTGCAACTGCAATCTACAACTGGGCAGATCGCGGTCATATTCCAATTAAACATTTAGCTAAATTAAGGGAACTTTCGGAAGGCAGATTAACTAAAGAAATTTTGCGACCAGACCTATTCAAAGAGGACTGAAATGAACTTTTACCCGTTTCATATTGGGGATTATGCAGCTCATACTAGGCATCTTAGTTTTATGGAAGATTTGGCTTATCGCAGGCTAATTGATCAATATTACTTAGATGAATGCCCATTAAAAGGCGAGCCATCTTTTATTGCTAGAAGAATTGGAATGTCTGATTTCAGCTCTGACGTGCAATACATTTTGGAAATGTTTTTTGAAAAAATTGACGATTTATGGGTTTCCAAGCGATGTGATGATGAAATTGCCAAGTATCGCGTGAAAGCAGACTCAGCTCGCAACGCAAACAGAATCAAATCAGAAAAGAAATCTGCTCTGAAATCAGAACTGAAATCAGAACCGGATCAGAACGTAACCAATAACCAAGAACCAATAACCAAGAACCATATAAAAACAATACAAGCCCCTGAAGGGGTATCAATTGAAATTTGGAATGATTTTGTTGCTCAAAGAAAAAAAGCGCGCGCAGTTATTTCTGAAAATGTATTGAAATCAATTGCAAAAGAAGCTCAAAAAGCTGGATGGACTTTGGAGCAAGCATTGGCTGAATGCGCTGCTAGGGGTTGGAGAGGATTTAAAGCTGAATGGGTAAAAGTAACAGTACCAGCAGAAAATCGTAATTCAACAGTTTTGAAAGGCTTGACCAGAGGTTTAATTGGAGGAGGAAATGATGTTGGATTACTTGGAGAGTGATTTCACAACTGCCGACAATGGCCTTGATTACATTTTTGGCAAAATGGGCGCAATTTATGGCGGGGCTTTTACAAGACATTGGGATGGAGTTGATTTAAGTCTTGTAAGGGCAACCTGGAAGGAAATGCTGGGGGTTTACGCGACTTACAAACCTACTTTGGACTTTGCCCTTAAATCGATGGATAAATCGTTTGTGCCTTCGGCTATTGCGTTTAGAGATCTATGCAGGCAAGCCGGACGTATTCCAGTTAAACCTGAAAGAACATTGACTCAACAAAAAACACAGGCAGAGATTCAAGCAGGAATAAAAGCAAAAGAAGAAGCTCTTGCAAAATTAAAAGAATTCACCAGGGGATTTGGCCGATGATTTATTACATTTATGATGAGCTGGGCATGATTCGTCAGGTAAAAAGCAAAACTGAAGCGCGTTATTTGGTTTCACTTAGGCCTGAATGGAAAATTGTTGCAAAAAAGATCAATAAACCAGTATTTCAATTTGAAGATGCATTATTTTAAAAATCAGGACAAATCATGGATATCAATAAAACATTAAATGAGCGTCAAAAAACTCATGGAGAATTTGTCAATCATGCAAATATTTCACAAAACTTAAAATTTCAATTAAAACAAAACAGTAATTGGTTGCATCTTCAATTAGATCAAAAAGAAGCGCTCGAGATGATCATGCACAAAGTTGCGCGAATCCTTAATGGAAATCCTGATATTCACGATCATTGGCATGATATTGCTGGATATGCCACTTTGGTTGCTAATCGATTGAAAGAAGATTAATGCAATGCGAATCGTCACGATGTCTTGGTTCATCGGGAATTTTCAATATGTCATGCCTTATTTGTTGTGTGAGATTAGTAAAAAGCGCGAGGCCAAGCCGGAAAAAACAAGAGATCATGCTTGCATCAATAGCAAGGTTCAAGAATGCACCGAGTCGGGATCAAATATTAGCTTTTATGAAAGGGGATGGGAATGAGTGATGTTATGTTTTATGGAATTTTAAATATGCCATATGAAATGGCTATGAATGATAAATTGTCTCGACACCAGTTTTATAAAACCGTCCAACAAGCAATAGAAAGAATTGCAAGGTTGGAAGAAGAAAATCAAAAACTAAAGAAATTTGTAAAACCAATATTGGTTCATGGAGATGAATGCGTTAGTGATTGGGACGGTGGAGAGCTGCAAGACTTAGCGGTCAAGTCAGGGCTTTATATTGAAAAAACCATGACAGAACCTTGTAATTTGGAAAATGAAGAATTTCAACCCTGTCCTTGCAGAGAGTATTGCTATGGCGATGATTCATGGATATGCAATCGAATTGCAAAGTTTTTGCTCAAAGATGAGGAATAAAAAAATGACTTATTTATTTTATTTTTTGGTTTTTTTGTCAATTATTGGTGTGATATATGTTTTTTGGTCTTGTTTAGACTGTGTTGATTATTTAAATCCGTTTGATTAACAAAAATAAAAAATGAATATAACTTCAAAATGCCGATGCGGTGCGGAATTTAGCATCGATTTTTACGATGAAAACAAAATATCATCAAGACAGACATTTGAAATATGGCTTGCACTTCACAAAGAATGTCCATCAAAAATATTTGCAGGGCATATTCCATTTAAGGCTTTACTAAGAAAGGCTAATGAGAAATGAGGCAATTACAAGATCAATATGAAATGACTCAAGTTCAAGTGGCAGAAAAAACTTTTATGAATTACAAGACTGTAGCTACTATTGAAAAGCAAGCAATTGAAAAATTTAAGCAAGAACTTAAAAATCGTGGAATTGAATTACAGGATTTACTATGACAAAAGAACCAATGACATTGCGTGAAATTGCCGAAGCTGAAGGAATAAGCCATCAAGCAGTCGCTGACATTTTGAAGCGTGTTTATCGAAAAGTACGCAAAATCCTTCGTGCAAAAGGTATTTCTCAGACTTCCGACATCGTATGAGCGATAAGCAAACCTTTTTTTTGATTAATCCACAAGTCAAACAAAATGCCATGCAAGCAATAAAAATGGCATCTGAGGACATGATTTGCGAGATTAAAAAGAAAACTCGATCTTTGGAGCAAAATGCAAAAATGTGGGCAATGCTTGCCGAGGTCAGCGATCAAGTCAATTGGTACGGCAATAAACTTACATCCGATGAATGGAAGGATGTCTTTTCTGCATCGCTTAAAAGTCAAAAGGTAGTGCCTGGCATTGATGGCGGTTTTGTAGTTTGTGGGCAGCGCACCAGCAAAATGACAAAATCAGAAATGGCCGAGCTTATTGAGCTTATGATGGCTTTTGGTGCTGAGCGCGGTGTTAAATTTTCGGATATTGCATATGATTAAACTAAGGCTAAAAGAGCGAAACTGCAAATTTTGCAAAGAAAGATTTATGCAAGAGCGCCTTGGTCAATCAGTTTGCGGTGTGGAATGCTCCTTAGAGTTGGCAAAACAGGCCATAGCAAAGCAAAAAGCCAAAGAGCAACGGATTGATCGTGCTGAAACCAAAAAGCGCCTACAAGCCTACAAAACCCTGTCAGATTGGAAGCGTGAAGCCCAAGTCGCGTTTAATGCTTACATTCGTGAAAGAGATAAGGGTAAACCCTGTATTTGTTGCGGATTGGATTTAGGATTTTATGAAGTTGGGGGCGCGTTTGATTGTGGCCATTACCGGTCGGTTGGATCTGCCCCTCATCTTCGATTCCATGAAGATAACGCTCATGGCCAGCGCAAGCAATGCAATCGATGGGGAGCTGGGCGAGCAGTTGACTATCGTATTGGATTGATCAAACGAATTGGCATCGAGCGTGTCGAGGCTTTGGAGTCCGATAATTCGATAAAAAAATACACCATTGATGATCTAAAAGAGATTATTCGGATCTACAAAGAGAAGAAAAAAAATCTTTTGAAAAATGCCTTGATTTGATTTATAGTTGGGCTAATCACCCCTAATGGGTGGGATTTAGCTAAATTCACCTATTTATGGAGTTAAACATGAGCAAAGAAGAAATGCGCACTAAAGAGCGTGGCATGGGCGAAAAGGGCAAAATGTCCTATGAATCCAAGGCTGAAAAAGAAAAAACAGGCAAATCAGGAATTAAAGATCCTGGACACCTACAACGCGCTGCTGACTATGCTCAGCAATGCCGAGTTGGTAATGAGCCATACATCGTTCCACCTGAAGGCCCTGTTAAAGAGCCTAACTTGACGAACGGTGTCCCAATGATCAAAGAAACCAACGTCAAATAATGGCTACGCTCACCACTAAAGATCGTAAATCCCCAAGTAAAGCAGAAGTAATCATTGCTGCGCCTCGCATGGATGCCGAAGAAAAGAAGTGGCGAGCGCAAGATGATCTTCGCACCCTTCAACGGGCTAAAGAGATCGAAGCTAATAGATCAAGAATGGCTGCAGCACAGAGAGAAGCAAAAGCGCAGATCTCTGTCTTGGCCAAAGTAACTAAAAGGAAATAATCATGCCTAATTATTTTGCTGGTGTAGAAAATGACGAACCAATCGTCAACTTTATTAAATTTGAAAGTGGAGCGCGATTCTATGCTCTGACTACTGCAATTACTGCGAACTCGACTTCAGTTCCAGCAGGCGCAGCAGCCGGATCACTTGGAATCACCACAAACGCTACTGGAATTGGCGCAATATTCTATTCCGATGGCACTAAATGGCAAAACATCGCCTAATAACTGACTAGGGGAAACCCTAGTCTTTTACCTTTTAAGGACAAAAAATGCCATTACGCAAAGGAACGTCAGACAAGACTCGCTCTGCCAATATTGCCAAGGAAATCAAGGCAGGCAAAAAGCCAAAGCAGGCCGAAGCGATCGGATATGCAGTTCAACGTGAAGCAATTGCTAAAAAAGCAGGGAAAGCAAAAGCAAAGAAAAAATAACCAACAACATCAATTCAATTTATGACAACTACACAAGACAACGTCAAAAACGAAATTGATCCAAACGAATATGAGAAGCTCTCTCAGTTCTACTCCGTATGGATCGCTATGGCTCAAATCGTGCCATCAAATCGCCAGCAGATTATGAAGGGCGAAGCAATGGCTCAGCACCTTCTCGAGATCGCTCAAGACATCGAGCATTATCGTAACCATTCCGCTTCCGTTCAATGAGCAAAATCGTTCAGAAGTCCGTTGATAGCTTAATCCCATATATCAACAACTCAAGGAAGCATTCCGATGAACAAGTGGCTCAAATCGCTGCCAGTATTCAAGAGTTCGGTTGGACTAACCCTATCTTGGTGGATGGGGATAATGGTCTTATCGCTGGCCACGGTCGTTTACTTGCTGCTCGTAAGATGGGAATGTCTAAAGTACCAGTTATTGAACTTTCCCATCTTTCGGAAGCCCAAAAAAAGGCTTTAATCATTGCCGACAACAAATTGGCTTTAAATGCCGATTGGGATACTGGAATACTCAATTTAGAGTTAAATGAATTAAATGATTTAGGATTTGACCTAGATTTGATCGGATTTAGTAAAGACGAGCTTAATGCATTACTAAACCCCATCGAATCAAAAGAAGGCCTAACGGATGAAGATTCCGTTCCCGAAATACCCGAAGAGCCAAAAACCAAGCCTGGTGATATATATATCCTTGGAAATCATAGGCTTATGTGCGGAGATAGCACAAGCATTGATGCTGTAGAAAAGCTAATGAATGGTCAAAAAGCTGATTTATTGCATACAGACCCCCCTTATGGAGTTAGCTATGATGGAAAGGGTGGCTCAAAAGATTGGGATATGATTAAAAATGATGCTGTAACAGGAAATGGTTTAGTTGATTTCCTTGTTGCTGTATTTAATTGTGCAAATTTATCATTAAAAGATAAAGCTGCTTGGTATATATGGCATGGTTACAAAGGTATCTATGAGTTTTATCATGCTCTTAAATTATGTGGAAAAGAAGCAAGTTCACAAATTGTTTGGGTAAAAAATGGATTAGGCACTATGTGGTCAAATTATCGACCCAAGCATGAATGTGCAATTTATGTAAATGGTGAGTTTTATGCAGGATATGACCAAAGCACAGTATGGGAAGTAAGCCGAGAAAAGAATTATGTTCATCCTACTCAAAAGCCATTAGAGTTGGTAGAAAAAGCATTAAATAATAGTTCTAAAGCAAAAGATATAGTATTAGATTTATTTGGTGGTTCAGGCTCTACTCTTATTGCTTGTGAAAAGATTGGCAGATGCGCTAGAGTTATGGAATTAGACCCAAAATATTGCGATGTAATCGTTAAGCGTTGGGAAGATTTCACAGGAAGGAAAGCGGAATTGCTAAATTCTTGATTTAATTAAGATTATTTTGGACACTTCCCGACTATAAAAGAAAATGATAGAACATTGCCCAACCGATAAGACAAAGGCTCAGGTGCAACAAGCATCCGGTCTTGGTTTGCCTCAAGAACAAATCGCTGCTTTGATTGGAATCTCTGTCAAAACATTAACTAAGCACTATGAGCTTGAGCTTGGCCTTGGAAAAGCGACTGCCTCTGCCCAAGTGTCCAAGTCTTTATTCAATAAAGCGATCAATGGCGATACGACTGCTGCTATTTGGTGGACTAAAACCCAAATGGGATGGTCTGAAAAGATGCAACATGAATTGACCGGCAAAAATGGCGGTGCATTGCAAGTCATCATCAATCCATTGGACGAGGATGCGTGAAGCTACATAAAAAGCAGCTTATGGCATTGGAGGTGCTTTCCTCTGAGGCAACCTACATCATGCTTTTTGGGGGATCTCGGTCAGGGAAAACCTTTCTTTTAATGCGTCAGGTCATCGTTAGGGCATTAAAAGCGCCTGGCTCGCGTCATGCGGTGCTTCGTTTTCGGTTTAATCAGGTCAAGAATTCCATTGTTTATGACACTTTCCCAAAGGTCATGGAGCTTGCTTTCCCAAATATTGAATACAAAATGAACAAGTCGGACTGGTTCGTCACCTTTCCGAATGGCTCTGAGATATGGTTTGGTGGCCTTGATGACAAGGAAAGAACCGAGAAGATCCTTGGTATGGAGTTTGCAACCATTTATCTAAACGAATCTTCTCAGATCAATTGGCAGTCGGTTGGTATCGCAATCACTCGTTTGGCTCAAAAAGTCATGCAAAAGATTGAGGGTAAACCCGATAGGCTATTAAAGCCAAAGATGTATTTTGACTGCAATCCACCCAACAAAAACCATTGGACTTATCAAATATTCGTGCTTAAGCGCGATCCTGATACAAAAATTGAGCTTACCAATAAGGACGATTACGCTAATTTTCAGATAAATCCTTCGGACAATGCTGCCAACTTGTCGGATAATTATTTGGACACTTTGAGAAATCTAAGTGCAAGACTGCAAAAACGCTTTCTTTTGGGTGAATTTGCTGACGCTAATCCGAATCAGCTATTCTCCGAGGAAAACATAGACAAATGGCGAGTCGATGAAGAAAACCTCCCCGAGCTTGTTAGGGTTATTGTTGGAGTTGAT